AAAACTAAAAGGAACTAGAGGTACTATTCAAACACCAGGTAAAAATTTATCCAAATTTGAAAAAATAATGAATGGTAAATCTGAAGAGGATAAACCAAAAGTAGATTTGGTGTTTGATGCGTTTAAAGATATAATGGAGGATTGATAGTATGGTTACAATTTTAATTTTATTACTTTTAACCGATATTGGGTTAGGGTTTTTTGTTTGGAATCTTTTAAGGAAATTAGAAACGGCAGATGATAATTTTGATGAGATGGAAAAGCAATACGATGAATCACAAAAGTTAATCCAATTTATGGATGAGAAGATTCAGAATGCTATGGAACGAATGAAATCAATAGATAAAATTGGTTCGTTTGAAGCAAATGATGAGACGGGTTATGTATTTAGAGAAATGTATAGTATAATAGAAGAATTGGATATGTATTATGGCGAGAAAACGGAAGAATCCGCAAAGTAAAAGATATTTTACAAATATAACTGAAATTGCAATAAACGCTTTTAATAATTGTGATAATCAAAGTTTAAAAAATAAAATCTATAACAGATTTATAGAATACCCATTTGATAAATTGGCAGAGAATGTAATACACACCTATAAAACTTATTATTTTGATGATGGGTATGAAGATACCAAAGCATCTGTAGTTGCGTTTTTAAATGAAAAAATGCATAAGTTTAAAGGTGAAAAAGGAAAAGCATTTTCTTACTTTACAGTCATAGCGCGTAATTTTTTATTTAATGAAAACAACGCCAATTATTCAAAGATGAAAATACATGAAAAATTGGATTCTGTTGATATTGGAAGAAATGTTCCCAATGAGGTGGCTGGGTATGAGTTATTGGAAGAAAAATCAGATTTTATGGATTTTTATACCGAATATATTGATAGTAATTTAAATAAAATCTTTATAAAGGATAGAGATAGAAAGATAGCTGATTCGGTAAATGAGTTATTTAGAAATAGAAGAGATTTATACTCATACAACAAAAAGGCTCTTTACATACTTATAAGAGATAGGACAGGAGTAAGTACGCAATATATTACAAGGGTTATAGGTAAAATGAAAATAATTTTTGTGGAATTAAATACGGATTATTCAAAAAAGGGTATTCTTAAATTAAATCACAATGTAGAAAGGTATTATGACAAAGGATGATGATATATTTAAAGGAACATCGTTTTCATCTTTATTAAAAGATATTTACGATAATTCCCGTAAAAAAGATAGACAGATTAAATTACTGATTGCTCAGTTAGAACCATTGGTTAAAAACCTAAATGATGCTTCAGTTGTTGTTCCACTTATTAAAGAATATTTAGAAGTTTCGGTAAAGAACGATGACCAATTGGTTAGAATGGCTGCAATAGCTCAAAAACTTTTAGATAAAGCAGATGGTGATGGTGGACTCTTATTATCTGAAGAAGAAAAGCGCCAGTTATTGGAAGCAAAAGATGATATTGATTCTAAAATAGAATCTCTGAAAAAGGATGAGGATGAATAATGCTTGGTGAAGTAACTGAAGTTTTTTTGAAAGATGGAAATCCAAATGATATTTACAAAATAAGGGTTTCTATTAAAAGGTCTTTTGGTAACGCCTCAACTGAATTTGCATATCCATTAAATCCTTATATCAAATCAGTTCCAATTATTGGAGAACAAGTTTATTTAATAAATGGTATGGGGGCAACATCGGGCCCTCTTTCTGGTGGATATGACTATTATTATATGTCGCCAACTTTTTTACAAAGAGCTATAAATAATAACCCATTACCAAAATCTATTGTAAATACTGCACAATCTTTTAATGCTACTACATATACATCCCAAACAATACCAAACAATTCTTCGGTAGAAGATAATAATCAAAATTTTGGTAAAGGGTTTTCTGAAATTAGTAATTTATCACAATTACAACCCTACATAGGTGATACTATATTTGAAGGTAGATTTGGTCAATCCATTCGTTTTGGATACACACCAAATGAAAGTGATGCACAAAGATTACCAACATGGCAATCTTCAAATCCAAATAAACCAATAACAATTTTAAGGAATACTCAAAACGAAAGTAATAAAAAGGGTTACGATAAATTTGTTTTGGAGGATATAAATAAAGATGATTCATCTATTTGGATGACTTCTAATCAAAAAGTTGGGATTACACCATCAAATAGAACATCAGTTTCTAATATATCTCAATTTTCAAATCCGCAAGTTATAATAAATTCCGATAGATTAATTTTTAATAGTAAAAAAGATAATATAATTATATCGTCAAAAAAAGATATAGCAATATCTACATCGGAATACACCACTACAATTAATTTAATTATATCAGCGATAGAAACATTGGCTAGGGGAACTTTCCCAGTAGTAGGAAATGCAACAACCGCTCATCCACAAATTGCTAGTATATTACTAAAACTTAAACAAGGTATAGGATAACTAATTATTATAAAAAATTATATTTATTATTATGAACACAGCAAAATTAATTCAGGCAATAAAACTCATTATTGAAAGTGAAGTTAAAAAACAACTTGCTTTAGAAAGAAAGCAGTTGAAAGAATCTATCTTAAAAGAATTGAAAAGGGGAACTCATATTACAAAAACATCTTTTGTAGAAAAAGACCCTTTGGATGTTGAACACCTCTTTGAAACAAAACAAAAACCAAAACAAAATAAATTATTTGGGGGTAATTCTGTATTATCATCTGTATTGAATGAAACTTATCAAAGTGGTGAGTGGAGAGATATTAATGGTGGTCATTCGTTTACATCGGATATGGCACAGGGATTTGGTTCTATGAACAATACTATGAATACTGCAAATAGTGTAGTACAAGATGTTGATGGTAATGCGATATCAATGGATAGATTATCACAAACACCACATGGTGAGGCGGTTGTAAATGCTTTAACCAAAGATTATTCTCAACTGATGCAGGCTATAAGCAATAAAAAAAGAGGATGATAAGTGGCTAACAGAATAGAATATAGGTATAATCCGATTGATTTAAAACCAAATAAAGCAGTTGGTGTAATGCTACCATTGGGTGGCAGTCCTATATTTAAACTTAGTTATACGACTGAAGAGCAAGCAGTTTCCAATTTGAAAAATCTTTTACTAACCAGAAAAGGTGAGAGAGTATTCCAACCACTTTTTGGTTCGGATATATATTCACTTCTTTTTGAAAATATGGATAGTGAATTAGATTCCAATTTAGAAGAATCTTTATCGGAGGATATTAATTTTTGGCTACCTTACATTTTATTACAAAAGGTAGAAGTTAATTCTGAACCGGATTTTAATAAAGTAAGTATAAAAGTTTCATTCAAAGTAACTGAACAAGGTTCTAACCAAACAATAATTTTAGAAGTTGATAGTCAAGGTGAATTATCAATAGCGTAGGAGTATTAAATGTTAAATGATTCAAAAAAAGAAGTTAGCTTAATAGGTAGGGATTTTTCCGAGTTTAGGAAAAACCTCGTAGACTTTGCTAAGCAATACTACCCAAATACCTATAATGATTTTAATGAATCATCTCCTGGTATGATGTTTATGGAGATGGCATCGTATGTTGGGGATGTTTTATCATACTACACCGATGTTCAATTGAGAGAATCAATTGTTACACAGGCCAAAGAAACTACGAATTTATTTGAATTAGCTCAATCGCTTGGATATAAACCAAAATTATATTCACCCGCCACAACTAATTTAATAGTATATCAATTAATCCCAGCCATTGGTACGGGAAACAATGTTAGACCTGATTTAGATTACGCCCTAAAAATAAAAGAGGGTATGCAGGTTTCATCTACACAAAATGCAAATGTTGTTTTTAATACCACTAGAAAAGTAGATTTTGCTTTTTCATCATCATTTGACCCAACGGAAATATCGGTTTATCAAATAAATGAAACAACAGATGAGCCTGTTTTATATCTTTTCAAAAAAAGTGTAAGTGTAATTAGTGGGGAAGAAAAAACGGCTGATTTTACATTTGGTTCACCAAAACCATATGATAAAATTAAAATAGATGATACTGGAATCATTGATGTTATAAAAATCGTTGATGGTGATGGTGATACTTGGACTAAAGTAGATTATTTAGCACAAGATACTGTTTTTGAGCAAATACCAAATAATTCAGATTACACATTAAACTTAAACCAATACAGTTCCGAAACCCCATATCTTTTAAGGTTAAAAAAAATACCGAAAAGATTTATTACACGGGTTGATGAAAATGGTTCTATAACAATGCAATTTGGAGCAGGGGTATCATCAAATGCCGATGAAGAAATATTACCAAATCCAGATAATGTTGGTTCTAATTTGTATAAAGCAAAGACTGATTTATCACAAACAATAGACCCATCTAATTTTCTTTACACAAAAACATATGGAGTTGCACCAGCAAATACAACATTGACTGTAACATATAGAGTTGGTCAGGGGGTTGCTGATAATGTAATATCAAAAGATTTAACTCAAATAATAAACATAGAGTTTGAAAATGAAACAACTCCAACAAATACGGCACAATGGAACACTATAAAAAATTCGGTTGCGGTAATAAACGAAGAGGCTGCTAGTGGTGGTAAGGTAGAAGATAGTGTTGAAGATGTTAGAAATAACACTATGGCATTTTTTGCATCCCAAAACAGATTAGTAACCGCAGAAGATTATGTTGTTAGAGCGTATGCAATGCCGGCTCAATTCGGAGCTGTTGCAAAAGCATATGTAGCACCCGATTATCAAATTAAATCTTACAATAGAATGGTAAGTGGTGTTGCATCCGCAGGTTCTCTTCAAATACCAAATCCACTTGCTATTAATTTATATACTTGTGGATATAATTCAAACGGAAACTTAGCACCTTTGAATAGTGCAACAAAACAAAACCTTAAAAATTATATTTCTTATTATAGAATGTTGACAGATGCTGTAAATATTAAAGATGTGTACATTATCAATATTGGTATTAATTTTGAAGTAGTAGTTTTACCAAATTATAATTCTAATGAAGTATTATTAAGGTGTATTAATGAATTAAAAAAGTATTTCAGTATACCTGATGCCCAAATTAATAGACCGATATTATTATCAGATATCTATGTTTTGTTAGATAGGGTAGATGGTGTTCAGACTGTGGTAAGACCTGATTTAAATGGTGTGGGTGGTTTACAAATAGTAAATAAATACAATGGGGTATATTCATCACATATCTATGATATTAAAAAAGCGACACGAAATGGTATTATTTATCCAGCAAAAGACCCATCAATTTTTGAAGTAAAGTATCCTGATTTGGATATTAGAGGTAAAGTAGTTCCGTTATTTTAGGGAGAAATAAATGATTTATAGAATATATCCTCAAAAAGATACTACAATATATGAAGATTCTACACGAAAATTACAAAATGTGGGAAAAGATGAAATATTGGAAGTAGGTAAATTTTTTGATACCGATGATACAACTCTATTGGGTAGTAGTAGGATATTGATACAATTTAACTTATCTCAAATATCACAATCAATCAATAATGGGACAATATCTGGTAGTATAAAATATTATTTAAACCTTATTTCATCCGATGAAAGAGAAATACCTTCTGAATATGATTTGTATATTTACCCAATATCACAAAGTTGGTCGGAAGGTGTCGGTTCTTTGCCCGATACACCTCACAATGAAAATGATTCAAACTGGGTTTATAGAAACACAAATGTTAGTTGGAGTGTTCAATCACCAATAAATTCAGGCTCATATTGGTCAATTAATGCAGGTGGTGGAACATGGTTTACATCCTCTGTTAATGGGACTATTTATTCGCAATCTTTCAGTAGAAATGTTTCGGATTTAAATATAGAAATAACTCAATATGTAAATGATATTCTAAATGGTAGTAGACAAAATAATGGGTTTATAATTAAAAGGTCTAATACCGATGAAACATCATCAATTAAGTATGGTGTATCAAAATACTTTTCAACCGAAACACATACCATATGGGTGCCTACATTAGAAGTTAAATGGAATGATTCTCAATTTCAAACAGGCTCACTTTCTGCATTGACTTCGGAAAATATTGTTTTATATACAAAGGGATTAAAATCCGAATATAAACAAGATTCAAAAGATAGGATTCGGGTTTATGGTAGAGAAAGATATCCACAAAGGACATTTGGTAATAGTGGTGCATTATCTACCGTAAAATATTTACCAACATCCTCTTATTGGTCATTAATAGATGTTGAAACTGAATTAGAAATTATCCCATTTGATACTACTTATACAAAGATTGAATGTGATTCTACGAGCAATTATTTTGATTTTTGGTTTAATTCATTACAACCTGAAAGATATTATAAATTTGTTTTTAGAATAGATTCTGATGGTCTGGAAAAGTATTACGATAATGATTTTTATTTTAAGGTAGTTAGATAATGGAAAGAGAAATAAAAAGAAACAATCAAGGGAGAATTCTATCATACTCATTATCAGATTCAAATGATACTTATGGTGTAATTGAATTGAATGATTTTGTTAGAAAATTTGAAAATCTTTCTTTTTTACAAATTATCCCAACAAATGTTGAAGATGTTTCGCCAGAAATTATTTCGGGGAGTACCGAGTTTTTTCAGATATTAGGTAATAACCAAAATAATCAGACTACCA